GCGGGCGAAATAAAAAAGGTTGATGATGCCATTGTCAAGTTGACTAGGGACATGGATAGGTTCACAGCATCGACCAAACAAGCCAACGAGGTCACAAATGCCCTTACACGTTCATGGAACTACATGAAAAATCGTATGGCATTCTACCTTACCATTGGTGCTAGCACGCAATTTGTAAAGGGTCTTATTGAGATTCGAGGTCAATATGAAATGACCGAACGCGCATTGGGCATTCTTGTTGATAGCGCAGAGCGTGGTTCTGAGATATTCCAAGAACTATCGCAAATGGCACTTATCTCGCCGTACACACTAATTGAACTTTCGCAAGCAGCAAAGCAGCTTACGGCTTATGATGTTGCGGCAAAGGATGTTGTTGATACCACGCGTCGTTTGGCAGATATGGCGTCGGCAGTTGGTGTACCTATTGACCGTCTTACATACGCATTGGGACAGGTAAAGGCTTACGGCTATCTCAATGCACGTGATGCTCGTATGTTTGCCAACGCAGGTATCCCTCTCGTTCGTGAACTTGCAAACACCTATTCGGAACTTGAAGGAAAAGTGGTTAGCGTTGCCGATGTCTACGATAGAATCAAGAAAAAGGCAATTAGCTACAATGATGTAATGACCGTTGTAACACGCCTAACCGATGAGGGTGGTAAGTATTTCAACTTCCAAGCAAAGATGGCCGACACGCTAAAGGTGCGATTGGCAAACCTTACGCTTGCATGGAACAACATGCTTAATGAAATCGGTAAGGAAAGCCAAGGAATGCTCACTACTGGCATTAATGCATTAAAAACATTATTTTTGCATTGGCGCGAATTCGACAGGGCACTTAAAAATGTCGCATGGGCTGCAGGAATCGTTGTCGCCTTTAGAGCATTAAACGTCATACTTGTTAAAAGTGGTCTGCAATGGCGTATTCTTAGCAAGGAAATGACAACCGCTGGAATTGCTGGTTCATGGGCTTCAAAAAGAATATCCATGGTTGGCAAGTCTATTGGCGCACTTGTAAGAACGCCATTAACATGGTGGTCTTTGCTTGCCCTTGCCATTGTTGATGTTGTTCAAGCAATATCAAATTGTGATGAAGCAACCAAGCAGCTAAACCAATCCATACGAGAAGGTGCAAAAAGCAACTATGATGACCTTGCAAAGTTTGGCGAGCGATACCAAGATGTTGCCAATAGTCTATATAGGACAGAAAAAAGGCAGTATGGCACAAAAAATGGAAAGCCAGTTTACACCGACACATTGATTCCTCAAGACATCAATGAGGATGAGGCTAACAAGGCATGGGAAGCCATGCGCGAACAAATCGAACTTACATCTAAAGCTGCCGATGAACATATTAGTCGCTTAATGCAAATTGAAAATGTAAGCGAAAGATTACGCCAAGGCTTTAAGATAATCAATGAAATTAGCGTTGTAAGTGCAGCTTTAAAAGAAATTGATGACGAAACTATTAAGGTAACACAGGATTGGTCTAAATGGTGGAATCTATGGGCTGCGCCAGACGGTTTGATTGGCAACCTTAAAGACTACCAAGGCGAACTCAACAAGGTTATTAAGCAGTATGGTAGTGTTAATGCTTTGTTAGAAAAGTCTACGGTACTACAAAAAGACGGCACAAGGACGCTTGCGGCGAATGTTGCAAATAGCTATAAGAATGATGTACGAGGCTTGTCGGAAGCATTCTACAAGGTAAGGGAAGATGTGGCAGAAACCACCCAATCAATTATTGATTTTATCAACATGAAAGGTTGGGGAGGTAATACTGATAGGATTACAGAGGTGTTCTCGCAAATCACAAGCAAACTTGTTGCCGAAAACCAACTTGACCCGCAGCATGCTTTTACATTGCAAATGCTCGTCGAAGAGCAAAAGACGAAGGCGATGCAAGAAGCATACAAGATTCGTATTGCCGATGAAAAAGCCGCGCTTGCACATGCTAGAGATGAAAATGCCCGTGCGGATATTCAAGCAAGAATAGATGCTTTAGTAGAGGAACAAAAGTTCTTCAATAGCAACACCGCCGAAAGCCGTGTGCATTGGGCAAGTTTTACCAAGTGGATGAAGGAACAGCACATGTCAGAAATGACGGAAATGTTCCGAGGAATGGATGCAAAACAAATCAAATCACTTGATTTCCAAAAAGGCGAATACTACAAGTGGGTTAGTGACCTTGCACGTCAGTATGCAAAGCAAAATGGCGAATCATACGAAAATGTGTTCAACCAATTAAGAAACTACATCTTGAACGCAAACCAATGGAGCATATTTATCCCATTGACTATTGGAACTGGCGAAGAAAAACGTGTTATAGATATTCTTAACGAGGCTGATTCACAAGTACAAAAGGCAACATCAAATATTGAACGTCTAAAGCGACGTAGGGATGAACTTGCAAAGGCTGGTGGTCTAAAAGGTGACTATAAAACAGCAAAGGAATACGCGCAAGTCATTAAAGAAATAGAAGACAACGAAAAAGACCTTGCTAGAGCAGAAGCCCAAGGTGGCCATGACAAGAAACAAGAAGCAAAAGATAGGAAAGACGAAGCCAAATCGCGCCGTGATGCGGCAAAGCAGCAACGGCAAGAGGAAAGCGAGTTACAAAAAGCCTTGCGCGAGGAACTTTCACTTATTGACAAGGTTCGTTCTACATACAAGAAACTTGTCAAGGAGGGCGTTGATTCGGAAACCGCAATACAAGAGTCTATTGATGGCTACGATAAGTCGGTAACATCTATCAACAAGACTTTCCAAAAGTTTGGTCTTGGTGAATTGCAATTGAAAAAGTTTGCAGGCGTAGCCAATCCTCGTGAAATCATGAACATGTTGCAAACGCAACTTGATTCACTTGTTGCATCGGGAAAAGCAAAGCCTGCAGAAATCAAGGACTTGGAGGTGAAAATCAAGGAAATCAAGATTGACGCCATCTCCTATGACCACAAGAAAATCACCGAGGGTCTAAACAACGAACTTTCAAAGCTAAAGGATGAATATGAGCTTGCCGTAGAATTGGATGCAAATCCCGAACTTGGTGATGTGTTTGCCAACCTATTCGACATTGATTTAGAGGCGTTGCCACACACCTTTGGCGAAGCATTGCACCGCGCAAATGAAATTGCCAAAAAGGAACTTGCAAAGCTAGGTGTAAACACCCCGTTTGACCTAATGCGAACCGATTTAAGCGGCGATACATGGATGGGTATAGACACGCAAAGCGAACCCATGCAAAAGCTAATACAATGGCAAAAATCATTCCGTGACATGTTCAAGAAAAACATTGAAGACACGGAAAAGATGCTTGATGACTATGTAAAGAAATACGGTGACTACACGGATAAGATAGCCGAAATTGAAGCAGATAGACTTGAAAAGGTTAAAAAGCTCAACGAAGCATACTATACCGAGGAAATGCGCAAGCGACCCGAATACATAGCAAAGCTAAATGCCATTGAAAGTGGTGCGCAAAGGGAAAAGGGTGCGGCAAAGTTTGACGAATTCAAGCAAAGCAGATTGTATATCGCAATGTTTGAAAATCTTGACACGCTTTCACAATCCACACTAATGGCGATTCGCCAACGTCTTATCGAACTGAAAGACGAAATGGGAACGCTCTCGCCCGAACAACTCAAGCAGGTCACACAACAATTTGAGAAAATCAACGCCGAATTGATAGATAGAAACCCGTTCAAGGGGCTTATAAAGAACGTGCGGGACTATGCTAGGGCGGTAGGAAAACAAGGCAAGCAGGCGCAAAAAGACTTTGTTCAAGCACAAATAAACTATGATGAACAAGAAAAGATTGTTGAAGCAAAGAAAGTACAACTTGAACAGCTAAAGGCACAACAACCGTGGAACGTGGTTATTCGCACGGCTTTGGAGGGCCAGCTTTCCATGGAGGAAGAAAAGCTCCAAAAGCTAAAGGAAGAACTTGCCGCAGCAGAGGAACTTAATGAACAATACGACCTCATGCGCAAGATATTCGATGACCAGGCAAGTGGAATCGCAAAAGTTGTGCAAATCGTAGCCGCGAACCTACAGTCACTTGGCGAGTTGCGTGACACATTGCATGATATGTTCGGCGTAGACCTTGGCAATGAGCTAAACGCAGTCATTGATGACTTGGGCACAATGGGCGAAGGCTTGAACCAAACGGTATCATCATTGCAAAGTGGCAATGTGGTTGGCGCGGTAACGGGCGTCCTAAAGACCGTCGGCGGGCTTGGCGATGCCATTGCAAGTGCATTTGGTGACGGCGCAGCAAGAACAAAGCGCATCAACAAGGAAATCACCAAGAGCCAAGAGGAAGTAAGGCGGTTGCAAATGGCATACAACGACCTTGAAAGGAGTGTTGATAAAGCCATGGGCAATGAGGAATTACGCGCAAGGAAGCTTGCCATTGCGAATAAGCAAGCAGAACTTGCGGAGATTGAACGTCAGACACGACTTGAACGCTCTAAACGCTCAAAAGACCGCGACGATGAAACTATCAAGCAAAACGAGGAAACGATGCAAAGCCTAAAGAACGAAATTGAGGACTTGACGGAAAGCATTACCACTACATTGCTCGGTAGCGACATCAAATCGGCCGCAGAGGACTTTGTAAGCACATGGGTAGGCGCATGGCGAAGTGGTGAGGACACCATGGATGCACTAAGTAGCAAGTTTGATGACATGATTGACCAAATGATTATGAAATCGGTAGCATCACGACTTGTCGCTAAACGACTTCAACCGATTTGGGACTTGGTGGAGCAAATCACGGGCGAAGATAGTGCAGGTGGCACTGACATCACGGAAAGCGAACTCATGCGCATACGGCAGCTTATTGGCGACAAGAGCATTAGCGAAGCCATCAACGAGGATTTGCGAAACCTTTATAACGCACTTGGTGTTGCCTATGGTAGTAGTAGCACGACACAAAGCAACCTATCGGCACTACAACAAGGCATACAAGGAATCACCGAAGACCAGGCTGGCGCACTAGAAGCATATTGGAATGCAAACACACAACAACAATATGTTCATACGGACTTGTTGACGCAGATTCGCGATGCAGTGGTTGCCGCAGACAATGACGCACAACTTGGCACGCAAGCACAAATACTTTTGCAGCTACAATATAGCTATCAAGTGCAAACGGCAATACAGAACATCTTGATTGGATGGAGCAGTGCTAATGGCTTGGCAGTACGATGTGAAATGGTTTAAAAGCGAAATACAACATGGACAAGGAAATGTTTTCATTCTACAAAGAAGCAT